GTAATGACTTTAACCTCATATCGAAATCATAGATAGCGACAAGTTCCTTAAAGTCAGTATACAGAATGCTATTGGAAGATTTGCCGATAAAACGATACCCTTTGTAGCCGTGATAATACCCCATATTACGCAGTTTGCGCTTTTGTGCAGAACCAGATATACTGATATGTTTTTTAACTCGCATATAGCGCATAAGGCCATCAATACTTTTCGGCAAGTCATACACCCCTAATCCTAAGACTAGGCATATTATAAAACACTTTTCAATAGTATGCAAACATTTCTTATTTATTGCATACATACGTACAACGATTTGAGAACATTATTAAACCACACTCTTCTAAAGTCAACAAAGAATTCGCCTCAATTCCAAAACAAAGCGGGCTTCACTGCCCGGATTTCAAATCGGCGCAGTGAGCGCCTGATCTGGACGGTTGCAAGGGTCTCATTTCAGATGAGGCCCTCAATGCACCGAAAGGCTCGGATTTCAAATCCGACCTTTAAGACATTTCACAAAACGCAGCAAGAGCGGAGGAATCGCCCTCCGCTCTTTGCTTATCCCTCTCCTTGCCCCTCAGACGCCGCAGGAGCGCTTTCGTCACGCTCTATGGCTTCGTCTATGGCTCGGTTGATAAAGCCGTTCACGCTCTCGCTGCGGGCTTCTGCGTGGGCTTGAATGATTTCTCTCTTTTCAGCATCCATTCTGATCTCCACGCGGACAAACTTTTCCATATATTTCTGCTGAGCCTTTTTTTGCGCTTCGGTTTTCTCTCCCATCAGATGCTCCTTTCAGTTTTTGAAATAATTATATCACACCTTAAAATCTAGCGGTAGATACAAATTCCACAAATATCTACCGTTAGATTTATTTCTTCCGCCTATTGATATCTACCGTTAGATATTATATGATACGGCCATGCAAGACAGTGAACCTGATCCGAGCATAAGAAAAAGCCCTCTGCATCACCGCCGACCAAAGCCAGATGCAGAGAGCCACCAACCACCACAGGCGGATTGACAAGGAGGTCACAAAATGGATGCACAAACCCAGCTAGTAGCAGAACTTTATAAAACGCTCAATGATGCGCAAAAACAGGAAGTCTGTAACATGATTGATACTTTACTAAGTCAGCAATTAAACGATCAACAATCGCTTGATTCTCATTCTGCTACTACGGAAAATCAAGATAGCATCGCATGAGAAAGGCTCCATGTCCCAGCCGACCAAAGCAAGACACGGAGCCACCACCAACCACCACAGGGAGGCCGGTATCGGTATTATACCGACCTCCCGCCAAGAAAACAAGGAGGAAATATGAGTTATTTATCTGAGCTTACCGCACATGAGCGCCTAACTGTCGACAATGCAACGCTCGACATGTTTACCGCTTTCGAAAACGGATCAGACTTGATCTATGATATTTGGGAGCAGTATTTTTCTGATAGGGAGCGAAAAAATATCGAATCGAGAGACTTAGAATTCATTGGTCGCATCCTGTATTCTGTCTACGATAGAATGGCAAACGCCATCCGCGACTATCACTTGATGCTCGGGCACTATGACGCACCGGGCGTGCAGTGCTTTTTAGAAACAGCGAAACGCGCTCAACTGACGGCAGACGCCGAAAAAGCAAGGGAACACGCCCAGAAAGAAATGCGATCCGCAACTTATGATCTCGACGATGCAGATGCAATTAAACTTCTGACAGGTAAGGGGGCAAGCGCATGAAGCTTCTATACTGCGCCCGCTGCACGACGCCGCTGATGAGCGCGGCCACGGTGCTTGTCTGCCCGTGCTGCGGGGCTGCTTACCGTCAGCGCGGCACGCGCTTTTCCTTTGTCGCCGATCTATCCGGCGTATCCGTCAAAGAGCTGATGCAGAGCATGGAGGTCACACTATGAACGATAATGACAGATTCTATCCTGTCGTGCAAACGCCGCTCGGAAAGGTGCTGCTCATTGGCACGACTATGACCGTCGAGCGCAAACGTGAGCTTTTTGGAAAGAAGGTGCAAACAGATGAGCGCAAATAGCCCGTGTCTCCGAGCACATGACCTGATCGACAAGCTCGCCATGTCACCGTCGACTTACAAGCGCCGCACTGCGCCGCAAAAAGTCGCCTCGTCAAAGGAGAAAGCCGAACCGCCTAAAAAGGCTGCTATGCCCCCGGCGCGCCGTGAGGAACCACAGCAGGCCACTTGCGAATATAGCGAGAGCTGCTTCACCTGTCCGTTGAAGGATTGCATTCAGTCGGACAAGGCTTGTGAAAAACTGAATTGTCTGTAAGAGGAAAGAGGACTGCACAAAACGGTGCAGTCCTCTCTTTCCTTTTATCCCATCATTTTTGACACATGCACTACGCCATTATTTTTTGAAATTCTCTTTAGCTACATTCTCAGCCGCTCGTTTCCATTTTTCCAAATTCTGCGCTTTAGATGCTTCAAACCAATATGCTTGCACCTGTGGATGAACGGACTTATTAAACACGAGGTTTCTGTCCATTTCAATCTTCTTTGAACCATAGCGGCTTTCCCACCCTTCATCTGTTAAAAAACCTGCGGCGTTGATCTTAGGGTCTACCAATACTTTTCCATGATACAGATATCTTGCATAAGGCCCCGGGTATACGACATAGTTTCCATCGACGTGTGAGCGATTTGTAAGTGATTTTGTCAACGCTGGAACAAATGGGGCAGTATCACTCAACACCTCTTCCGCAACCGTGTGTTCAGCTTTCGTGCAAGCCTTTGAAAAAGCTTTTTTCAGCTCGTCCATTCCGTCCATATGGACTTTGAATTTTAACCCCATTACGGCACAGTCCTCTCTTTCATCATTCCGCCGTCTGCAGCTCCACAAGCTGGTGAATCACTCGTTCCAGTCGCTCGAGCACGACATCATAGCCGAAGATAAACATTTGCAGTCTCCTTTCCCGTTAGTACAGCAGCACGGGCTTACCGGCTGCGCGCGTCATGTTGTTGATGTTGGGAACGACCACGCGGGCAAGCGTCTTACCATCCACAACGAGGTTCACATTGATGGGCTCGCGGCTGCCCTGTGCCAGCGCCTCCATGACGGCCTGCTTGATGGTCGAAAGCGGCGCTTCGACGTTCGTTCCGCTCTTCTGGTCGCCCAGTACAGCAAGAAATTCTTTGTTCGGGGGGATGACCGCGCCATGTGCGAGCTGCGGAATATCGTTGTACACAGGCGCATTGCCATCTAAGCTCTGCGCCGCCACCCGACGGCTGCGCGTTGGGGCCTTTGTTGATACGCGCGTACCGGTAAAGCCGGACGTTGCCTTTCTGACTTTGGAATCGTCCACACTGTCGACGAAGAATTTCAGCGCAAGGCCGATCGCCGCCGAGATAATGAACGCCGTACCGGCGCTGACGATTCCCAGCGCTGCAAGGCCAACGCCAAGAACACCGGCCAGCAGTCCAAGAAGTACGCTGCGCCCGATGCTGACAAGCCGCTGCGTGCCCTTCTTCGGGTCTTTGCGGACGCTGTAAATGCTCAGTCCGAGAATCAGGCCTAATCCCATGCCGACGACTGTACCGACGCCCGGCGTCACGATAGAACCGATGACTGCACCAAGCAGCGCGCACAGCACGACGATCAACTCGGAAAGAAGCTGCGATTTGCCGCCGTGTTCCTCGTCCCCCTCTGCAAAGCCGGTGAGATAGAGGCCGAGGATTGCACCCAGGCTGAGACCGGCCACGCCGCCGGTGATGCCAAGAAACACACTGCCGAGCAGCGCACCGAGCAAAGCCGTGATGACCACGATCCACGCATCCTCTGCGTCCATCTCGGTTTTCCATGTTTCGGGGTCAAGGCCCACAAGGTACAGCCCCAGCAGCACGCCGAGGGATAAACCGATGACGCCGCCCGTGATGCCGCCGAACGCCGCGCCGAGTGTTGCACCGAGCAGCGCCGTTAAAACGGTCAGCCATGTTGCCTTGCTCTTGGGGATAGCTTTCTTGTCAAAGCTCCATTTGAGGTCATCCACAACGATCTCAAGCCCCGCGCGGATGGTCTTAAAGATATCATTGATCTTCTGGAACACCTTGTCGAGCTTTTCCATCATGGGGCCTTCGTCAAAGTCAAAGTCCGGCGCAATGGCGGAGGCTCCGCCGCCACCGCCGCCAACGGACGTTGTCGTGCTGAGTTTGTTGATCTCATCGAACGCCGCGAGCGCGTCTGTCGCTTCCTTTGCCGCCTTGCCGGTCGCGTCAATGGCGGCAGTCTCTTTGTAGAGGTTTTTGCCCGATGTCTCCATGCTCTTCTTTGACTTACCGCTCAGAATCGAAATAATCGTCACGATCTCCGACACAATGGCCGCAAGCAGATTCATTAGCCACGTCAGCGCCGGAATGAGTACGTCCATCAAAGGCGCGGCCAGCGTCAGCAGCGCGCCTTTGAGGCGGGCAAAAGCGTCGGATGCCTCTGCGCTGGTCGCAATAGCCGCCTTGATCTGCTTGCGCAGCGCCATGAGCGCCGCCGTGATGACTGAGAATACAAGCATAGAGCGCGCTAAACTCTTGACCTGATCTCTGAAACGCGCGGCATACTGGCCCGCTTTGGCAAGCGCGGAATTCTCCGCCTCGCGCTCCCTGCGTTCCTGCTCCGTATTAGCGATCAACTCACCGGCAGCGACTTTTGCTTTGTCGAGCTTTACAGTCATGCTGTCGATGTTGGCGGTCGTCTCTTCGTAAGCAGCCGAAAGCGTTTTGACCTCCTTCGTCTGCGTGTGCAAAAGCTCCTCCTGCTGTTTGAGTTCCGCCTCCGCAGCAGCACGGCGGTCTAACACTTGTGCCTGATACTCGCTCTGTGTAAAGCCCTGCTTTTGGATCCACTCGCGATCATTCAGCCGTTCGACCTCTTTCCTCAACGCCTTTACGCGCTCTTCCGTCGCCTTTGCCGCCTGAGATGCGGCGTCGAGCTGCTTTTCAAGGTTCAGCTTATTGCCTGTTTCCTTTTCAAGCTCGCTATTCAGTTCGGATATCTTATCACGCAGCTTACTGAGCTTCTTTTGTGCTTTGGTCGAATCCAAGTCGCAGGAGAAGATCACGCTGCCGTCAGCATTTGCCATTCACAGGCTCCTTTCCCGCTCCCAGCCACTTAGAAATAGTCGTCTCTTCTTCCTGACTGAGTTTGCGCTTCATATTCACGAGGTCGCTGTTGCGGCGGTACCACTCGCGTTCATCCTTTTCAAGCGTCTTTCCTCGTGCTTTTTTGTCTCTGATGCGCACGACCTGAGCAAAGGTGCAGTCCCCGAGATCGTTATACGCACCGAGGAACGTCCACCAATGGACGCCCCCGGTGTTGGTCTCTGCATCATAAGGGATCTCGCGGATATCCCGTCCGAATATCCGGTTGATGGGCGGGAGGATCAACGGATAGTCCTGCTCCCAGTCAACCAGCTTCGGCGATTTCTTCTTGCCCGTCTCCTGTCCGCCGTTCTGGAACCATGTAAAACGGTCTACAGCTTCCTGCAAGTGCTGCGGCGGGATATCCTCAGGCGAGACATAAAACCTCTGCAAGATGCCCTCTGCGCGGTCAGTGCCGCTCAAATCAGGATCACTCAGCATTACGAAGATATCGAGGATAACGCGAAAGTCCGTGCGGATCTCATAGCTCTCTCCGCCGATCTCAACGGAGGTAGGCAAGCCCCAATTCATCGGCGATACTTTGCCGTGTACTTCTGAATGCGCGGATTCGTGGCTTTCTGCTCACGAGCAAAGGCGCTGTCTGTCTCATCCATCAGCGCAAGCAGGAAATTTACCCATATATGCAAGCCGTCCGCCATCGCATAAAGGTTCATGCTGCCAAAGATGCTGTCACATACCGGCTCTTCAAAAAGGCCGTCAATGATTTCGCGCATCTCCTTGTCGCGGCGGTCGGCGATGTTGAAAATCTCAACGCGGTCGCCGCACTTCTGCACCTCATCCGCGTATTTATCCTGCTTCTTGTCCAGTGTGTCAAACGCGTTATAAAGACGCTGGATAAATGCGCCGTCAGTCGGGTTGAATCGAATGATCACATCGCCCTTAACGCCGTGGACGGTGTACTCCTGCACGCCGTTCGCAAAACTAAGTTCCATATTTATCTCTCCTTAAATTTGTTTTCAGGAAGCTTTGTATCAAAATGTTGATCTCTGCCGCTTATCGAAAATCAGAAGTTCTCCACGGCCTCGCCCGCGAGATCGTCCCATTTTTCGCTCATGCTGACAATTACACCGGGCGATTTGCGCCGGTAGCCGTCCCCGTCGCCGCAACTGTCAGAAATTGCCGAAATGCCATCCCATGCCCGCATGACTGCGCCCTCCCCGCTCTGGCAGTCAAGAGCGATAGCGTTAAGGGCTGTGGCCTCTCGGCGGCTGTCCGTAGTCTTTGCGGCTTCGGCTGCGTAGTGACCAACTAACTTTAACATGGTGTGGTTGCTGTCGAATCTCTCCATGAACGCGGAGTAATCAGCCGGGGAAAGAACGCCGGTTTTCATCAGCTCAAGGGCGTTATTGTCGATTGCGTCGGGGTTTGCAATATTGGCGGCGCGCACTGCCTGTTCCAGCTCGGCGCGGATCGTGCGGCGCGTGGCCTTGAAGTTGTCCCAAACGCGGGCGCTCACATCGTTAAAAGTGGCTTCTGCGTCATGCAGCTTTAGCGCTGCGCGGGTTGTTCTAACCTGCTTTTCCTCGGCGCTGTCCCCGGGCTTCCATGCGTTAGCGTCACGGCTGGCCTGCTGCGCCTCTTGGAGTGCGCGGAAAGCGGTGTTGTATTCGCTGCGGGCTTCTTTGAAAGCCGTGTCGAGCTTTCGGGCGTAAATGTTAAACTGGCTCATGGTGTGTTCTCCTTTCCTTACAGTTGACCGCGCAGCATAGCATTGAAAAGAGCGCTGCTGGCCTTACTGTCCTTTGCTTTTTCCGTCAGCTCTGCCGCGTACTTCTCAATGGTCGCGCCCAGATCGGACGCGGCAATACGATTTGCGGAAAGATCACGACGGGCAAGTGCGGCGGCTTCTTCGTCGATATTGTGCTTGTCTACGCTGTCAAGGCTCACGCTGCTGCGGATTGCTTTATAGTTTTCGCTCTGTGCCTTGCGCGCCTGTTCCTCTCGCCGTGCCTGGTATTCGACTTTTAGGCGGCTTCTGGCGGCTCTGTATTCAGGGCTGCTACGCTCCAACTCGGCACGGGTGCAAGCGTCCAAATACGCCTCGTCGCTGTCATAGTCGCCGCGCTTTACAAGGTCAAGGGCGCTACTCAAATCAAAGCCGAAAGCGGCCTTTGCCTTTGCTTCTACGCTCTCGCGGGTTTCAATGTTGGCCTTAAAATCCATAATAAATTTCCTTTCTTTTTTTATGCGCTGTTGCGCTGTTTTTCTTAAAGGTCGATAATGATAACACATTCGCAGTCTGATAAATAATCTCGTGCTGCCTG